TGTTTTTCTCTGAGTATTCTATTAAGCTATCTTGGGTACTCTGCAAAGCTTTTAAGGAGCTGAGTAGGAGAGCCTTAACTTTTGGCTTGTCTTTAAACTGACTAAGGAGCTTACCTTCAGCACTCTCCTCGTAGTCGTAGTATCTTAGTTCTGACATATTACACCTCTATAACTTGTATACGTACCACGTTAAAGTCAGCTTTATCTCTCTTGCTTATTGGAATAGTATCAGTAGTGTATGGGATCTCATTTGGAAGTTCAGCGGAAGGTATTAGGGATGTCCCTACTTCAACACTTAGAGAGCCAATACCTGCTACCGCACCATACACAACTCCGAATATTCTCTGGGGGATAATGTCAACGTCTAGTCCTAGATTATCTCCGTACTCCACTATAGCTTCTTTAATAGCTTGAACGGCATTGTCTGGGAGTGTCTCTTCATCGTACCTAGTGTAAGTAACTTTAACATTCACATATTTGGGGTTAGGTCTACTCCAGTTCACTTGGGAGGGACTATCAGCGTAGTCATTAACTAAGTAAGACTGAGAGCCATACGTAGCTACTCCTGCGGGTTTACTGTCAAATATATTCTCAGCTATCTCTTGCTCATTACCACCCTCTATAATACACTCGTAAGAGTGAGGAGGTCTACCATCAATGTCTGTTAGGTTAGTAGTGTTCTCAAATATTCTTACAAGAGATACTCCACTAAGGTTAGACAGTCTACTAAATATTGCTTTAGTGGTACTGTTCTTGCTTATCTGTGGATTTCTTTGATGGCGAATCCTTAGCTCAGTGTCATTCTCTTTAAGACGACCTAAAGTAAAAGTGTCAAAATTTGTTACGCTGAGGACATTAGTTACATTAGTTACTAAAGTCTTAACTGTGTTGATAGGTGGATTAACTACCCCTGTCTCTACAGCAATGGCGCTCACTCTACCCTCTACTTTAGTGAAAATAATATTCTCGTTTCTAGTGACGTTTAGATCACTGAACTTATTAATTATACTAACGGTGACTTCATCAGCAACCCTACTAACTGTGAATAAGTCAGGAGAGGATTGATTAATCAGAAACTGTAGATCCTCAGCCACTGTCTGAGAAGTTGGAGTCTCTGAGTATGTCTTTGTAAACTCAATGCCATTTATAGATACAGTAAAGTTACCTACAAAACCATCTGACTTAAATGTAGCTAAGGTACACTTAGAACTATTTATCTGTGAAGCTGAGACTACCGTATAGACGTTTGATTGTGAATCTCTAATCAAGGTACTAGAGGGAATAGTTGTCCCATCCACACTTACCTTAAAGAACACACTACCAATAGACTGACTCTCATCTAACCTAGTTAACGAGTTGAGAGCTACTAAGCTGTCAAGAAACACCCCACTCGCCTTATCTATGTCGAAATTGTCAGCCATTGCCTGAGTCAAAGCTTCTTGAGTACTTATCTCAGAGGCGAATATACTTAGTATGACTCCTAGAACTGTGTCTGGGGTTGTGTCAAGCTCAATGCCTAATCTACTGATTAGTTCATCACTTATTTCAGGCAAGATATCACTAAACCTCTTAGCCTCTAATCCTTTACTTGTAAAAGGCATTAGCCCTCCTTAAATTGTTGAGATGTTTTGTTGGATAGTGACAATCTCACCACCCGTAATCTTTGCTTTAAATAATAGGGAGTAGACACCCTTACTTATAGTGGAGTTAAATTCCACAATATTAGTAACCTCTGTGTAGCCTGTAATAGCTTTAAAGATTATGCTATCCACTAATTCTTTTGGAGTTCCTTTCTTTAAGATAACTTGAGTATAGGGTATTCCAAATCTCGTATCTAAGAACCACTCCCCTTGAAATGTCTTAAACAGTATCTCTAACTTCTGAGAGAGTAACTGCTCCTCTGTCTGAATTAAGGCTAACCTGCCAGAGGTGATATCTAAATCACCAAATTCATCTAACTTTAAATCACTCATTCTACTGGACCTCCTGATTTCTCTGTACCAACTCTCACATTCTCATGTTTATGGTTGTTAAGTGATGGGATGGTTGAAGTAGATATGTCAGCCTCTGTAGATATGTTACCAGACACTGCTAGAGAGCCTGTCACTGAGACATCTTCACAATCTAATACCAATGTAGGGCTTTTGACTGTTATCGTCTCTAAGGCTGTTACAGACACATTGACAGCGCTCTTAACTATTACATCTTTAGTGCTACTAACAACTACATTACCGTCAACATCTATCTTAACTGATGCACCTTTGTATTTAATCTCTACAGCGTCTTTGCTTGGTTGTAAGTTATCTACAAAAGGGGTTAGGCATGGAATTGCTATAGCATCGTTATACGAGAACTTACGAAGCGTATTAGGCGCTCTAGGGGATTTGTCTTTAAGAAACTCTTGTATGTCCTCTTTACCAAAGACCAGAAGCACTGTATCACCCACCTGAATAGGAAAAGATATAATACCACCACCACCACTAGGGAAAAGCAATGGTACGTTAAAGATAACTGGCTTCTGTCTCTCTTCTCCATCTATATATAGCCTATTAATACTTGGCCTAACATCTACACTCTTTATAGAGTCTCCTTCGTAGTTAACTAAAACTACCTCCCCCACACTAGATGTGTAGAGGGTGTCTTTAAACTTATTTATATGAGATTGCATAGCTCTATATAGATTACTCACTACCTCACCTCCGTTTCAATTATTGTGTCCCAATCTGAATGCCTAAAGTTTAGTCTATGGGTAATGCCCTTTACAGTGTAATCCCCTTCAAACCTACCACTTGTCACTCTGATCAAGTTACCCATCTTTATATTTCCGTTTAAGGGGGTGTTAATAGAGAATCCACTTGACTCTACATCAGTAGCTCCATTATCAGACTTAGTTACTCTTCTCATATCCTTTATTTGATTAGGGTTTAACTCAAATACAGTTAGGAACTCAAACCCATTTAAGGGATGTATAAATAAAGTATTGTTGTGTATATACCATGTGTACCTAAAGTGGTCACATAAGTCATCCATAGCATCACTAAGATAACCCTCGTAAGACCATCCATCGGGGATATCTATCTCGTTAGGGTTGCCTGAGAACGGTCTAGGAGTGGCTTCATACACTAGATTAGCATCTGATATTGCTACGCCACTTGCACCCCATATAAACACTAAGGCATCAAACACATCTTTATAAGTCAGTATTGACTCTGGAGGACGCTTTAGAGATAAGGCCACCTTAACTCCTGTAGAAGGGATAAACCCATCTGATGCAGTTATAGTAGTAACTAGGTCAGTATTCATTCTCATGGTGGAGACTTCTTTAACCTGACCACTAAAGATTATAGGGAGGTCTTGGTCTGTTTCATATCCTGCCCTAAGTATAAGCACACTATTCTTCTTAGATATAAACTCAATAACTTCTTCACTTAGGTTATATATCTCTAGGGTTGTCTGTTGATTCTGTCCTTTATCATCTTTAGATAAGCTTATTACAGTGTTAATTTGTAAGGTGTTTATGTCTATTGCCTCAGACGGTATTGTGAGGAAGTTTAAGTCCACAGGGGTCTGACTGATAGCTGAGTCTGAAAAAGCAGAAAGGAGAGAATTAAAATCCTGTCTGAGGGAGTCAAAGTCTTTGGTATCTAAGATACTTCTTATAGACTCTGGCCTCCCGATACTTAGGGTGTAAGCTCTCTTAAAGTTGGATGACATTTTCTATCCCCACTGTTGCGGCTTCACTCTTTAGGATATAGAAAAGTCGGTATTCTTTGTTCTTGCCAAAATTGTCCCTACCTAGAGGCTGATTTGTAGACTTCTGCTTAAGACACCATAAATCTCCAGAAGAGAACTGAGCTAAATTAAACCTTAGAGTTAAGTTCTGATTCTCTATAACTCTGATACCTAACTTTATGTCCTGACCAGTAGCATCTCTTAAATCAATGTACCAAGACTGGTTAGTCACATTAAATTTAAAATTCATAGATATTATTCTATTACTTAGAGACACCAACTGTTCTGAGCTAGGACTATCGGATACTGGGATTAGTAGCGCCATTACTGACCTCCTTCTGTGGGTATAAATGGGTCAACTAGATCAGTTATGCCACCTACTACAGCTTTAGGTAGGCTAGTCCCTGAATCCTTAAGGCGAGCGAAAGTAGTTAGCACTCTGACATCCTCTGTAGGCACTACACTAGCTTTAGTGGTGTCAGCCAGTTGATCCTTGACATCTTTTTTTATAAACTTTTCTATAGATGATAGAGAAGCATTAGACACTAGTATTTTTGTAATCGCTAAGGAGACTTTATAAGAAGTCCCCATACCCGATCCCTTAGTTAAGGTTAAGGAGGTTAATATACAATCCGACACAGGATCTTGATTATTGTCAAAATAAAGTGTAATCCTTTTATGACTATCCCTGACAAATTCCAATAGTCTATAGTTATCTCTAGCAGATTTCTGCTTGCCACCACTCGCTAAGGAGGTGTTTATGGTGTCACTTATAATTCCCTCTAGTTGGTATACCTTATTCCCATTAACTGCATTGTCAGAAACAGTAGTTCCATCCAGACTAGGAAAAGAGCTAACCTCTGTTGGCATTTGAACAGAGATGTTACTGACTACTGTTAATTCTATAAAAGTGTTTAGTTCTTCTCCCTCTGGCGGGGGGATTTCTAAATATATTTGTGAACTAATTGGCATTACCTTCCCTCCACTTGTGATTGACTAGCTTGCTGTGAAGTAATCTTCCTAGCCGCTGTCTCAGTCCCATCTATATAGACTTTAATTTCAGTGCGATCAAACTCTTTAGTAAGGAATTTTCCTATTGACGCTAGTGGACTACTTCCGAAAGTCGTGTCTAGGGCATCTTTACTTATCTTATTTAAAACAGGACTTCCAAAGTCTCTCTGTTCAGCGGGAGGAGTATTAAACTGCTTCCCCCTACTCACCTCTAATGATGACCACATCTCATCATCAAAGTTAGCCATTAAATCTTCAAGAGCCACTACTACTGCAATTATAGGCGCTAGTATTCTAACAAAGTTTTTTAATAGGCTAACTAGCCAAAAGTTAGAAGTTGCTAATGCACCTGACATTCCTGCTGTTGCCACCGTAATAGCGGATATCCCTGCTATTACTTTACCTTGGTTTGTAGAGAATACGTCTACTAGCATTTCAGAGATATTTCCTAGCACACTAAGGGCTGAGGTTAGTACAGGGATAATGACCTTTGCTAACTCCCCTATTATCTTAAAGACCATGTTGAAGAACTTACTCAGCCCTTTCATGCCCCCTTGAGACTCTCTCATACTCTGGGTCAGTTCATTGAACATCTCCCCGACACCTGCACCAAATCCAGACTTAAATATTAAGTTCTGACTAGACTCAAGTTCCTTGAAGAATTTTCCTTGTGCTACCCTTGCTGTCAACATTTTTTGTTCTAAACCTACAGCGGCAACTTTCTTCATCTGCCTTGCAACCTTAGGTAATACGTCCTCTGCAAGCAGTTTTCCTGACTCTACTTGTCTTAGTAGTTCCTTTGTACTGACACCTAGAGCATCAGCAAATATGCGTATACCCCCTGGCATTGACTCGGCAAACTGACGCTTTAATTCCTCAGAACTAATAGTCGATTTGTTCATCATTTGCTGTATTGCTGTGAATGATAATTTCATTCTCTCTTTAGACACGCCAAGAGTTGTACCTAACTCTGCCATACCCTCAAACAGTAAGTTAACTTCTTCTGTAGGGAGTTTACCTTTTGACGCGAATACAAACTTAGTATATTGGTCTGCTGTATCTAGTAGACTTAGTCCTAGTCTATCTGTTAACTTATCCAAATTACTGATTTGTTCAGTAGCTGATTCCGTAGTCCCCATAGCCGCTAGCATGGCGCTATTGAGAGCCTCAAAATCTTGACCTGTTTTATTGATTGCTGTAGTACCTGCCATCAGCGCAAAGACACTGGCGTATGATCTTATGAGATGGTGAGTTGAATCTCTTAACCCTCTCTGAGCCGCTGAGGTCTTTCTGCTTGCTCTCTCAACACGTTTAAGTTGTGTAGCTGTCTGTCGTAAGCTCTGTACTAAGTGCCTATTAGCTTCAGCACTCGCCAAAGTCCCCTTAGTGAGGTTTTTGTGATATGCCTTAATAGCCGCACTTGCTCTCTGGGGATTTCCTCTGGCTACTGTCTGCATTATATCTGAACTTGCAAACCTAGTAGATTTTTTTCTATTTAAGTTCTTTTGAGCCGCCCTGTCAATTCTGTCTTGATTGGCCTTAGCTATACCTTCTCTCTCTTTAGCTATACGTTTATTTGAGGCTCTCTCAACTGACTCGTCTTCTTTAGCCTCTCTTAACTTCTTAGCTCTGAAGTCTGTCTGGGCTTTAGTCTGTGCGTCTCTCTGCGTCTTAGCGGCATTATCCCTAGCTTTGTTAAGGGCTTTCTCATCCCTGTGCATCTCTTGGTAGTGAGCTGTACGCATATCCTCATTGAGCTTTGCTGTTTTCTCTAGGGCTTTCTCTTTAGCTTTACTCTCTGCGCCAATTTGAGCTTTAGCTTGCTTGACACCTTTGCCACTCATTTTAGGGTTAATAGTTACATCATGTTTCCTAACCTTAGTTAAGAAACTTTTAAGCCCTGCTAGAGCTTTTTTATCATCCCACCCTAACTGGACAATGAAATCATCCATACTATTACCTTTACTCATTCCAACTCCTACTTAGTTTTATTCTCATTATCTTTGTACCCTGCATACTCTAAGTCATCTAACTGCGATAATACTTCTTTGTGGTATATAAAATCAACTAGAGTCATTTCCCAGAGTAGTGTATGTAAAGTCTCTTTATTATACTTACTGTTGTAGACAGAATAAGCTAAGGATAGGTCAGTGGGGATTGCCTCACAATTCTCTATCTTAGTGCGAACTATTCCTGATAAGTACCCGCCATTAGAGTTTGAACTGCTGTAATTAATCGGGCTTTCATACCCTTGCCGATAAAAAAAGTTTGGAAGTTTTCCTTTAGCGCAAACTCCATAATCTCAAGGAGTTCATGGTAGTTGGCTGAGAAGTGATCATCTAAATCTACCTCATTACCATTGACTAACATTCCCGCTAATAAAAGCTCGATTAAATTCTCAACATCTACTTTATCTAATTGTCCTACTAGGACTAGAGCTAAATCACTGAATGATCTAGGCGCTCCATGTATTAGGTCATCATGCCTAACACCATCAACAGCACTGCCAATAGCGGGTGCTATTAATCCAATTAATTCTTTTGCTACTTTAATACCAGTAGACATAGGTAAGAGTTTAATGCTGACATCGTTATCACCATTCTCTGTTTTAAAACTTTTTCTACCTTTATTGATTACATCTTTTAAATCTTGCATTTTACTTTCTCCTTTAGTAAAAAAGGGGGCATGAAGCCCCCTAATATCTTACACTGCGGTAATACCTCTTAGAGTTGAGATAAGGCTGTTAGCGTTAGCTATTACAGACGCATCCTCAATCAAGTTCCCAACTGCACCAAACTGTAGATCCTCTACAAAGAATACCCAAACTTTAGAATTTTGTTCATCAGCTAGGTTCATCTCAGGAGGAGTCATAATATGGCAACCCTTGGCATAGCATAAGTAGCCACCACTAGGGTCTGTTATTACAATGTCACCACGTAGTAACTCATTACTAAAATCCTGTGAGTTCTGTACATGGCTTAATGTTGCGTTAGTAGTTGAGGTCTGCAATAAGGTAAAGGTAATACTGCCTGTCTTATCAGCATTAACCGTCAAGCCTACATCACCTTGAGCGCCAATAACACTAGAGCTGTTGTCTGCATTACGTGACGCTTGGATAAATGTACCCTCTGCAAAACCATTAAAGGTCATTGCGCCCCCTGCGAAAGTGGCTATTACGTCTTTAGGGGAGTATGTTCTTTGTGTACTCATTTATTTTCCTTATCCTTATAAATCTATGCTTAAGATGCCTTGGATAGGATCTACTATCTCAATTGCATTAGTGAGTTCGGCAGACCATCTACCCTGTGTATAAATCCTATTAGACTTATCAGATGCTGACACTTTAGAAACTCTAGGAAAGTTTAAAATAAAGTTAGGGTTAATAAAACCTCTATCAACATAACGATTAAGAACACCTGCAACAACAGACTCTATCTGTGCAATACCCGTATCATTGTATGGCACTTTACCACCAGTTTGTGATATCAATAAGCGCACGATTTCTGAGGTCATATCGAAGTTAAGGTTATCTCTACCCCGAATGATATCAATAGACTCACCACTAGCTGTACGACCATTACGTAAGACACTAGAACCTAAGTTCTCAATGAAAGCCGCATTACGTGCATCAACATTACCTTTCTCAGTAGTGCTTAGGTTAAACCCTGTGACAGGGCTAGTAGTTGCCGCTAGAGATAATACTAAGTTAGCCCAAGAGACACTACCTGCTGTGAAACCTGCGTTAAAGCCAATATACTTCATCTCTGGGAAATCTGTATCTGCTGATTGATGGAACAGACCTTTAGTTCTAAAGTACTTAGCTGTCTTTACTTTAGCTAGTAAGTCTGTGCTTGTACCATCTACGAAAGCACTAACTGCTCCTGCTTCATAAGAACTAAAGAAGAAAATCTTTTCTTTAGCTTCAATTACATCAGCTAGGGCTAGTACAAAAGTCTCTGAATGATCATCAGATGAGATAAAGTAAAAGTCATTATCCTCTGTCTCAATAGCCGCTACCATATCAGCCGCTGACTCTGTTGAGGCGTGGGTGTCTATGATCTCAGATGAGATATTACTAAAGAATACTTGATAGTCGTTGTCGGCTGTAATCAGAATAACATTGCCTGTAACCGTAATAGTAGTGTAGGTAGCTATGTCTGAATTAGCTTCAATAGATGCAACTAATGACGTAGCTACTGCATCAGCGTCAGCTCCTGTACCTGTAGCCGCCACAGAGAAGAGATCTTCACTATCCTTTACAAACACACTAACAGATGCTGTTGTAGCCCCTGTGACGATTGTGAGAGTTGTATCTGAGTCTCTACGACCTACTTTAATAACAGAAGGTCTAGGGCTATTACCAAAACCACTTTGCAGGGCTTTATAGGCATTAGAGCTAGTTGGTAAATCTACAGCCGCATCTTGCAATGAGCCATAAGCTCGTACACGTTCTGGGAAGTAGTTATGTGAGCTAGCAAACAAAGGAGTACCAAACCCCACTGATGTTAGACTAGCATTTTGTAAAGCGATATTAACTGTCGCTATGTTCTTATATGTCATTTATTAAACTCCTGAGTTTATGGGACATTCGTTTCTATATTAATTGGAGACTCTACCTGATCATAATCATCAAAGGAGCTACCATCCATTTCTAATTGCTCTATAACCTCTACAGTGTTATCAACTACTACAGACTCCATACCAAACTCATAAACACTTCTAGCATTCTCTCTAAAGTCTGTTTCCATTCTTGAGGAGTTCTGCACAATGTTTTGAATGTTTGTTAGGTTAGCATTAGTGACAAACTCACTTAGAGAGGCACTTCCTTGGGATGAGAACATTCTTGTATTTAACTCTGATGCAATACTAATTGCCTCATTGTCAACACCCCCCATAACCTCTACAGTAAATGTAGAGACATACTCCACTACAGTCACTTCATCAAGGTTATCATTTAAGTACCTCGCCTTGATATCCCTACCTAAGGGTATCGAAGTTACATGACTGACTAAAACGTAGGGAAAGCTAGGTTCTAATACCGCTATTCTTTTTATTAGTACAGCGGGTATTTGACTCCCTCCCTCACCTTTTAATGTGGATAATCTACTTCCTACTAGCTCTGATATTACTTTACATAGCCCTTTCTCTACAGCTCTTATATCTAAACTCATACTTTATTCTTCCTTAACAGTATGTACCTGTAGTGGTCTG